CGGCAGATCAGATAACTCCTGGTCAGATGGTTACTGAAGCTGTCTTTGGTGGATCAATGTATGTACCATACGGTTTTAGTACATATCCTATTGCTGAATTTCCTGGTGGTGGTATCAACGAGACATCTACTAATGCTGGATTTAGTGTAAGCAACGGTGGACAGATTTATATTGCTAACATTAGCGCACAGGCTCTTTGGAAGGGTAGACAAGTAGGAACTGCTGGAATCACATCAGAAATCGATGCTGCTGGTAATGTCACGTTTGCTGGCACCCTGGACATTGGTAGCACTGCTACTTTTGGTGGTACTGTTGATTTCAATGATGCTGTTGATGTAAATGCACACGTTGAATTCAAAGCAGCTAGTGGAAATAGTTCACTATACATGTATGATGAGAATGCAATTAATCTTGGTAGTAACAATGATGCAAGATTAATTTATAACAACACTGGAAATATTGTTAAATTTGAAAGATTAACTGCTGGTGAAATTGAAATTGATGCTGCACCAGTTACACTTCAACACTCTAATAGTACAAAATTACAGACTACCTCCACTGGTGTAACAGTCACAGGAACTCTTGATGCTACGGCATTCACAGTTGGTGGTTCTCCATTCACTGCAGGTAGTGCCGCAACCACATCTTCTACTGGTGTTGTACAACCAGATGGCACAACCATCGCTGTTGATAGCAATGGTGTTATCAGCGTAGCTGGTGGTGGCGACCCATTCACTGCTAATGGATTCAAGTTTGGCGTCAATGAAGGATCTGGTCCAACAGCAACACAAGGTGAGATCAGACAGATTAGTGGTAAACCACATTTCTATGATGGAAGTAACTGGCAAGAGTTTATTCTTGGTAGCACTCAAACAGCTACTATCCCAGCAGAAACTGATTGGGATAAGGTTCTATTAAGATCCACTTTCGATAGTGATTTTAACGACGTAAAGTTTGGTGACACTGGCACTGCTCAAATTTATGGCGGTATAGCTGCCTCAACCCTTGTAGGAACCCCCGCCAATTATGGAGCGAAAGTTCTAAAAACAGTTGGTAATGGTGTTAGGTATGACGACAGAAGTGACTATGATTTCACTAACACATTTACATTAGAGTTTTGGATTAATATAGATTCCGCACCAAACGCTTCTCTGACTGGGGTAAATGATAAGTATGTTATTGTATCAAAATCTGCTGGCACTCTTGCTGGAAGTAATAATAAAACTGCAGGAGCGACAGGTGGTGGATGGCAACTATATTATGCGTATGTTGGTGTTAACATAGGATGGAGACTTGACATACATGATACAGCTACTAATACAACTAATACCATAGGTTTTCAAACCGATAGTAGCACGGTTTTTGCTAGCAAATTTGTACAAAGTTGGAATCATATTGCTTTAGTAAAAGAATCTGATGGACAACTTCATTTTTATGTAAATGGTCTAGAAGATATCACTTGGACAAAGGGAACCTCCTATAGTGGCACCAATATGTCCAATACTTCCGAACCAATTTTATTTGGAGGAAGTCAAGTATCTACTAACACTGCTGGTATTGTTGATGCATATATTGACGATATTCGTTTTACAAAAGATGCTAGATATACATCATCTCAAAGTAGTAACACGCAATCTTTCACACCACCAGCAGCAGCACATCCTGTCAGTGGCACTACGACAACTTATACACCACCTGCAACTAGCAAGGCTGGTGAGATTACGCTAGGTGCAACTCCTACGTGGACTGGAACAGCAGGAGCAACGGTATCACGACAGTCTGCTGGCAACTATGAGCTGAACTTTACAAGTCCATTTACTAATGCCACTGACTACTATGTTATTGCTAATGTCATGGATATTAATGGAACAACGGAGTTAGAAATAACGAGATCTGCTGACAAGATAGCTTTTAGTGTCCTAGCGGGGTCAAGTGCCACTGATAGTGGATCGATCGCTATCCAAGTTATTGCACACTCATAAATACTAAAATAGAGGAATAGTCTGGTATCATGCCATTAAGAAACGTACCAATTACATATACCCTTGACCAGCAGCGACAGGAGATCAATGCTCTTGCTGCTGATGTAAACGGGTTAGACGTTACCTTTGACGAGAAGGTAGATGATAGGGTTGCTGCCCTATTACAAGGTGGCGTGGGAACAGCGGTTACTTATGATGATGCTAATGGATCCCTAACAATTGATCTAGCATTCAATGAGTTTTCCACATCTTCAGTTCTTGAAGGAACGAATCTTTATTACACAGACACTAGAGCGAATGCCGCTATTGACGCGAGAGTAACACAGACATTTGTCAATAACCTGAACATTACTAATCTTGGTCCCCAAGATTCTATTACTCTATCTCTAGGTCAAACAACCAAGTATCTGACTCCTCTAAACTACAACAATGTATCTTGGGACACCGCGTATGCATGGGGTGATCACGATGCTGTTGGATATCTAACAAGTTACACAGAGACTTCCACACTTAATGATGTGGTTGGACGAGGAGATACAACTGCTTCTAGTATTAATGTTGGTGGAGTAAATACAAATTCGATTACTACAGCAACAGCATCAGCAAACTTAACGTTAACTGGAAACAATATAGTTATTCCATCTAATACTAGGTTTGGTACGATTGCTACTGCACTGGCAAATGACTACGGTGTGCTTGTTGATAAAGATGGTGAAATTGTAATCAACCACGCACCAGGTTCTGGTGGTTTAACACTGAAGTCTAGTGGTAACACCACATTCAATATTGACGGTACTGGAAAAATTAATGGTGTCGTCAAGTTCGTAACTTCTGATGGCAGTGCTGGTCAATCTCTGACCACTGATGGAAATGGTCAACTGTATTGGGGCGAAGGTGGTGGTGCCAATGTCGAAGTAGGTGACAATCCACCATCAAATGCCACTAGTGGAGATATGTGGTGGGAGAGTGATTCTGGTCGCTTAAAAGTTTATTACGACAATGGAGCAAACCCAGCAGCATGGGTCGATGCATCTCCTCCTCTCGTAGCAGATGCCCCAGCTGCAGCATTCAGAACCGCTGTTGGTGATGTTGATGCATCATTCACTTTGGGTGGTTCTGGAACTGTGTTCGCTGATGATAATGGAACATTCAATGCAGGTATTACTGTAACAACCTTTTCCAGAGTTAGAATTAGCATTCTGTTTGGTAAACTAAATGGTACTAACAATACCAGTGGACTTATTGCTCTCGAAAGAAGTGATGGATCCTCACTGACAGAAATCTGTACAGTCGCTACAACAGATCCAAATGTCACTGGTGTGACTCCATTGTATTTTGAGTTTGTTGATAGTCATGGAGGAACTACTGGCGATATCATGACATATCAAATTAGATTGAAGTCTTTGACTGCATCTGGAAGTAGATCTGGCACTGAAACATGTCAGTTATATGTTCAAGAAATTTGAAATAAATAACTAAACGGAGAGATCTTAAGAAATGGCAATTCTATTCCCAGATACCGCTGGACAAGCTACAGACGGTTCATTTACACATACCGAGGGTGGTCTAACTTGGATCTGGAATGGTAGCAGCTGGAAATCCAGTGGTGGAACCCTTGATTCATACCTACTGCCAACTGCAAGTACAACTGTATTAGGTGGCGTTAAAGTAGATGGTTCTACCGTCACTATCACCGATGGCGTAATTAGCTCCGCTGGCGGCGGTGGTGGAGGTGGAGGCGGTGGCACCAGTCTCGGAACAAGATCAGATTTTAATAACTCCACCAGTGCTACTCATGCAAATGATGTCGATGAAGGTATTGTTATCACGGCATACAAATCATATGCACTACTGAAGTTGAATGTTTCTCACCCTGCATGGGTAAGAATTTATCCTACATCTGCAGCAAGAACAGCAGATGGATCTAGAACTATTTCTGAAGATCCCACCCCTGGTTCTGGAGTAATTGCAGAAGCTATCACAACTGGAAACAACGAAGATGTTCTCTTCACTCCTGCTTTGATCGGATTTAATGATGATGGAACTCCATCAACAAATGTTTATCTATCAGTTATGAATAAGTCTGGAGGACAACAATCTATCACTGTTGAAATGACTGTACTCCAACTAGAGGCATAAAATGGAACTGGGCGGTTCAGCGGTATTAGTAGATGTCATTCTTGTCGAAGGAACTGACAAGCAAGCGTTTGTAGATAGTTTTGATGAGAATAAAGCAGAGTGGTGGAATATGCTTCCATCCATGCCCTCTTTGCTCGTCATGCTTGTCGAAGGAGATTTTATTGAAACTCTAGTAGCAGACCCCAGAGTTGTTTCTGCAGATGAAGTTCCACAGTCATTTCCATGTACTCTCCCAGATAAAGAGAGTATGTCAAAAAGATTTACTTCTTCCACGAGTTCATCTTATAGAGCAGCATCTGGACTAGGAGAAGATAATTCTGGTCTCCAGTTTTACTTGGACACACAACATATTGTTGCGACAGATCCTGGCGGCGCAGTTCAAAAAATTGGTAGAGAAGTTGGTACTACCAATGGCGATGACGCATATTTTGTTGATGGCACTTATACTTCCAGATGGACTGGAAAGAATGTTGATATCGTCACTCTAGAATCTGGTAGTAGTGGAGATTGGTCTACTCATCAGGGTTTGCATGATCAGCACCCAGACTTTCAAAAGTTATCAAGTGAAGATGATTCTCATTCAAGGGTAGATCCTTATTGGTATCAGTGTACAGCACACCCCAACATGAAAAACACCATCAGCATTAATCCTGCTGATGGCACTAGAGAAGAATATAGCATTGCTGTAAGTTTTGGTGGTTCTGGTATCTACACTTTAACTGGAACGGATAGAAATGGATCTGTTAGTGGAAGCAATCCTCCACTAGTATTTCAAGAAGGAGATACTGTTACATTCACCATAACTGCTTCTACTCACCCATTTGAGATTAGAGTTGGTGATGGTGGAAGTGCAGTAAATGATGGCAGTGTAGATAATAATGGTAGTGATTCTGGAGATGTTGTCTGGAATTTAAGAACAGCATCTAGATTTACTCCAATGGATTGGCCAGATCTAGAAGCAGCTGCTAACAATCAGGTAACATCCCAAGATGGTGGCAACAGTGGACTAACCAATCATGGCATTGGTGTATTGAGTGTTTCTGGTGGTACTATTTGTGGATTTGCAAAGAAAGCAAATCTCTATGCAATGTACCTAGTTACTGGCGACAGTCCAACAGAGTGTATTCAGGCATTGATTGATTGGCACAACGCCAAACCATCTAATCCAGAAACTGGAGAGAAAAACCCCACTATCATGATTGCAGAATATCAGTATCTGCAAGACAGGAAACGTGCAATTCCAGTAGATTATGTTGATAAGATTGTCACTCCAAATGGAACTGTCAATAGACCTGGTGGTGGTTCTTGGGGATCTGATTTGTCGGAATTTGTGAAGGCAAATATTATTCCATTCAAAGTCTACGATGCAACTAACGGCACCAGATGGTGTGTCGTGATGCCTAACCAGAGTTCATATAGTTCTCTGCACACTGCATTAGAAACCGCTTGGAATAGTGGTATCATATGTGTCAATGCTGCTGGTAATAATGGAGGAACATACGCGAAGAGAGATGATGCTCAAGATGTGTATGTCACTGTAGATGCAGCAACGCCATATGATATTACATTCATCAGTTATGGGAATGACAATAGTGCTTCTACATCTAGCACAACTACTTGGTATCCTCACATACCATATGGTCCCCATGGAACTAATAACAATATTGATGTAGCAGCAGGATACAACTCGGAAGCAATGCCTGGTTGGGATGGATATTCAAACCGTGGACCTGGTATTACTGTTACAGGACTTGGAGCAAATACTTATAGTTCATATCAAAGTTCAACGTATGGATCTTATAAGTGGGGTATGTTCTCTGGGACAAGTTGTGCAACACCAACTGTTGTAGGAAAAATTGCCTGCCTGATGGAGAAATATAAGCATTACAACGGATCTTGGCCAAACCCAAGTGTAACCAAGCAATTATTGGTTAGGTCAGCAAAGAATGTAGTTCGTAGTATTCCTTCAGGTGGAACTAGTTTCTCTTGGACTAATGTTCCTAGTGCTGGTGGTGCATCTTTATCCAACGCAATCTCTTTTGGTAACTGCTACATTGGTGGTGGCGGTGGAAACGGTGGTTACACATATACAGAGGCAGCAGGAACACCTGGACTCCGAGCATTCTTTGATGAACCAGATTTCTCTGGTCATAAATTAAAACTTAAAGGTAGAAGACCAGTTGAGGGAGCAACATATCCTAGAACACCAAATTCAATCGGAAGAAGCACCACAACCTACCCAGAATTGAACGTCTAAATATAGATACTTGTTATATTCCATATGGACAACGCAAAGTTGCGAGCTGAATTTGAAAAGCAGTTTGCAGACTATGATCTGAAGATCAGAAGAGGTGAAGAAGAACTCGTCAAGTTGCGTGAATATCGCACTAAACTAGAAGGCGGTTTGGAAGCACTTAACCTACTAGAAAAGGATACCGATGGCAGCGATACCAGTCAACATACTGATTGATAAAGGAGCAGACTTTGCCGTCACCTTTTTCATCACAAATAAAGATGGCACTCCACTAAACATGTCGGGGTACACTGGTGCTGCATCGATGAAGAAGAGTTATTCTGCAACCACTTCAGTCCCATTCACTCTAGATTTTGTAAACAGAACCACAGGGGAAATTGCTCTGGTACTAACAGACACCGAAACCCTGGCGTTAGATCGTAGGAGATATGTCTACGATATTGTTCTTACAGATCCTAACGGTTACAAGACTAGAGTCATTATGGGGAACGCAGAAGTAAGTCCTGGAGTTTCCTGATGGCACAGTATAACGTCAGGGTTGGTAATAATGCATATCGTGTTGGTAAGCAATTGCCAGCACAACATAAACTTGACGTAAACTACCAGATCCCATCGAAGTCAGTACAGAATTCAAATCTTCTGATTGAATCACTGGCATCACAATTTGATGGAACACAAGACACATTCAATCTGATTGTTAATGGAGAGTCATACACTCCACTCAACGAAGAACAAATAATGATTTCTGTTGGCGATGTTGTTTTATCGCCAGGAGTTGATTATATTGTATCTAATGACCAGATTGTTTTTAGTACACCACCAACCGCTGGTGTAGAATTCTTTGGAATAGCATATGCTACTACAGCAGATCTAACCAGAACCCTTAACTATGTCATAGACAGTGGTTCTTTCCCTATGGGGAATGGTCCGAAAGGAACTATGACTGTTGATGTCACTGGAGTTATCGAGTCTTGGACTATCCTTGCCGATAGCGAGGGCAATATTGAAGTTGATATTGAGAAGTGCAGTTTTGCTGATTTCCCTAACTTCCAGTCTATTTGTGGCACTGAACGTCCTACCTTGGGATCCATAAATAGATTTACTGCTAGAAAAAACAAAGACGACAGTCTGTCTACCTGGAACACTACGGTGAACGCAGGAGACATTTTTCAGTTTAAGGTGAATTACTCGATCGACATTTCGCGATGCATGGTCTCATTAAAACTGAAACTATAAATAGTAACGATATAAATAAATTTACACCGAGAGATAAACACGGAGAGTTTACATGGCACTGCTAGTAACCGACAACGGTGAAATTGATTCTCTACGTAATCTGCTGAATTACAATCAGGAGATTCCTAGAAATTTAATTCTAAAGTTGTTCACGACAAATACGTATCCTGCTGAAAGTGATACGCCTTCCCAAACCAGATACTATGAGCCCTACACCAACAACAATACGTTGGGTTATGGTTCTGCACCTGTAACTGGATACCACCAAGTTGAAAATAACAGAACTAATCAGAACTATGCTAACCAGTATGGAATTCTGCTAAACGGCAACCGCTGGACAATCGAAACCCTACAAACTGCTGCAGTTGCTGCAGTCCAAGGTAGCGGTACTCAAGACGAGTATACCATCACTGTTGCTGCTAACACTGGTATTAAAAAGGGCGACTATGTAACTGGCGGCGACGTTGGTACTGGTGCATATGTCGTTGACATCGACGGTCTAACTCTCCTCTTAAGCGTCAAGAACACTGGTACATTCTCCAACCAAAACCTAGATTTTGGTGCTGGCAGAACGACCGCTTCTTATCCAGAGCAAACCTTCACCTTCACTGGTGCTGCTGGTGACGTTTATGGTTACATGCTTGTTCGTGCCAACAACATGCCTACCACCATTCATGGTGTACTAGATGCAGGTGCTGCATCCGCTGGAACAACTATCAGTAAGACTGGTGTTCGTGGTACTATCGGCAATGACTACATCGTTCTTGCTGCTGTTGCTAACACCACCACCATCTCTGGTACTTCTGGTGAGTTCTCCGTAACCGTTGGCGCTACTTCGGGTCTTGCAGTTGGTCAGAGACTAACTGGTACTGGCGTTGCTGCTGGTGCAAGAATCGCTGGTATCGCAGGAACCACTGTTTATCTAGACAAGGCACTCACTGGTGCTGCTACTGGTAACGGTGTATTCCAAGCAGAAGTCGGTGAAGATCTAACAGTCGGCATGGCAGTCTCCCAGACTGGTACTGCTGGTGTTGTCGGTGGTGCTCCTAACGGCATCGACGCTGCAACCATCATCACTGGTATCGATCACGAGACCTATGACGACGCTGGTTCGGTACTGCAGGGACAAGTTACTGTCTACCTGAACAACGTACTGATCGACAACATTCAGCCTTCTAACAACAATGACGAGGTTGAGTTTGACTTCAGTAAGGTAACCGCAACTGGTCACGGTCTTGTTAAGGGCGATGCAATCTACATCGACCAGGGCACTGGTAACACCACCACAACTCCTGGCACCTACACCGTATTCGATGTACTCGATGCTAACACCTTCACTACAACCAAGGCACTAGATGGCACTGGTGATCTAACTCTTTACAGCGCAATCTTCTTCGCTGAAAGATTCACCAATGGTCCATACGCGATTCAAAACGCTGGTGACCAAATCAAAGTCACCTTGAACGTCAGCCTCGACTGATATTCTGAAATTGAGTTTTACATCATGGGGGGATTGCTTATCTGGCGATCCCCCTATTTTTTTAACTTGGCTGTAGTATATGGTATTCTCCTACGCTGGTACTGGAAGAATGCCCCAGTTTGTTGCTGTGAAGGCACTGGGGTTAATTTCGTACAGCTATACATCAGCTATCGAGGAGCAGTTTTTATATCTAGATTTTGGTGCTTTAGGTCGTGCATACTGGGTAATTGCAGACCACGCAACCAAAGTAATACAAGATTACAAAGATGATCAAATAGTTGATTTGGTGGAGTCAGGCGGTCCCCTGAACCAACTCGACTATGGATCTATTACAGAAGTAGAAGCATACGCCACGGATGACTGGGGCGAAATTACAGTCACGTCAAATATTCAGGCAATGGGTCGCACCCATTTCCATTCACTTACCACCTGGTCTGTTATCAAGACTTGGGTTGGTTCTGGTACAGTATTCGAGTTCGGCGGATCCAGATACAGACTGGATGCTCCATACATCGTTTCTGGAACACTGTGGGTTGCTGGCAATGCCAACACTCATTATGTACCTGCGATTGCTACGGAGGGACTACTACCCCTTCGTAGTGACACTAAAATTGCGTATGCTCCTAACTGGAATGTATTCGGCACCTTATTCAGCGGTAGCTTTGCTGGTGAGGCTGTTGTTAAGACATCCCCAGAAGATCGCAAGACACTATTCAACGTCCATGGTGATGCTGATATCAGCTTCAGACCCAACTGGGTTGGTTCTGGTGTCCTGTTCAACTTCAGCACCACTACCTTCAAACAGACATACGATTATGTCGGTGAAGGAACTCTATTCGGCATCTCTTCTACAGAAGAAAAAGTTGTCTGGGATTACAACAATTCCAGCATCGATTACTTTACCTATGAGAACTTTGGATCGGTTGCTGAATCACCGATCAATTCTATTACGATTCAGTCGATTGCTAACGAGACAATCCAGAGTCGTGCAAACGAAAGAATTATTGATCTAGTTGTATCTGGATCTACTTCTGGTGCATTCCTAGACTTCGGTACTATTCTCACTGATGGTGAGCAGACTCCATCTACAGTCGGACTTGACTGGGGTGAGATTCTTACTAATCAGACAGACTATCCATTCGGTCTGTTCCCAATCAGTGGTACTGCCAAGCAAGTATTTACTCCCAACTTTATTGGTTCTGGTGGACTGTTCGCATTCGTCAATGGTCGCGGCAGAACGAAACCAAGATGGATTGCCTTTGTCAACATTGGAATCTTTGGTGCATCGAAGACAAACTTCAGTCTGCTGCACAAAGGTTCTGGTTCGCTCTTCAGCGTTAATAACGCCGAAGATAAGAGAACATATGCATACAACGGTTCTGGTGCCCTCTACGCCTTCTCTGGTGCCTCTGAAGCGGTTGGTGCCAACCCACCAGAAAGCACTGCTATCCTGCCACTACAGGGCGAAGCAAGAGTTGCTTTCTCCCCCAATTGGATTTCACAAGGTACAGTCAAGACAGAAGGCACGGCGGTCGAGAGACAGACAGATCATTACAAAGGATCTGGAACTCTATTCAACTTCGAGACTGCTGTCGAGAAAATCACATATCATTACAGCAGCACATCTAATGATATCTTCCAGTATCGCAACTACGGATCTGTTGCCGATACTCCAATTGAATCTATTACGATTCAATCTATTGCTAATGAGACCATTGAAAGTCGTAAGGACGACAGAATTATTGACCTGGTAGTAGGTGGCACTACTTCTGGATCTTATCTGGACTATGGTCAAATTCTTATCAATGGTCAGGACGCTCCAGAGACTGTTCGCGAAGACTATGGTTCCATCATGGAATCCATCTCTCGTTATGCAATGGGAGATCTGCTGGTTCAGGGTACTGCATCAGTCAGGAGAGAGTTCTCTTACGTTGGTAAGGGTGACCTGTTTGCTTTTGTCGAGGGTCGTGGCAGAACGAAACCCAGATGGATTGCCAATGTCAACATCGAGGTCAAAGGCGAGGCTCAAGATGCGGTCGTCAAACGCTTCATTGGAGATGGCAATCTATTCAACTTCGAGAAAGCAGAAGAAAGAAGAACCTTTGGTTACGAAGGTCAAGGAACCTTCTCCACATCTGGCGAAGCTTCTATCGCATACGAGAAAGCACCATATCGTGGATATGTCCTCTTCGATGTTACTGGCGACACAAAAGTTGCATTCGTACCAAACTTCAATGGTTCTGGTGTTGCCACTATCGATGTCGAGCACGTCGAAAGAACTACATTCAGCGAGGTTGGATCTGGTGTCCTCTTCGACATGGGCAACCTTGTCGAGAAAAGAACGTATCACTACAGTCATACTTCCGACACTATATTCACTCCTCTGGATTATGGTTCGGTTGCTGCCAACCCAATCGACTCCATCACGATCCAGTCTATCGCTAATGATACGATTGAGAGTCGTAAGGACCAGAGAATTATTGATCTTGTAACTGGTGGTTCTACCTCTGGTTCTTACTTCGATTATGGATCTGTCAATGACTTCTTCCCATCCATCACGGATGACTATGAAGGCATCACCGAGACAGTCACCCGATATGCAATGGGTGGTCCACAGGTTAGTGGTGCTGCTGATGTCAACTTCAGACCTGTCCATGTTGGTTCTGGATCCATCACCATCGATATCAACACTATTGTCAGAGTGTTGCCAAGATGGATTGCCTTTGTACCCATCGAGTTTACGGGTGTTGCAACAGACACCTTCACCAAAGCATACAAGGGTTCTGGTATTCTTCCTCTACCTGTCAGCACGACAGATGCAAGAAGCTTTGCATACGAAGGCAAAGGAGAACTATTTGCCATCAACGGTGGAGAAGAAGCAGTTGCATTCGACTACCCACGTCAAGATCCTGTATTTACAATTACAGGCGAAGCAAAAGTTGCATACGTTCCCAACTGGAATGGATCTGGTACAGCAACCCTTTCTGGTACACTTGTCGAGAGAACTGCATTCAATCCTCCTGCGCGTGGAGATCTCTTCAGCTTCAACAATCTCGATGAGCGTAGAACATATCATTACAACTCCAGTTCTATTGATCTACTCAACAGAATCAGCTATGGTTCTGTTGCTTCGCCAGTCATTGATTCTTGGGTCATTGCTAACCATGCAACCAAGGTCATTCAAGACTACAGAAATGATAGACTTGTCGATCTTGTCGAGACTGGTGGTGGCGACTTCTTCGATTATGGATTCCTAGAACAGGAAAATATTGGTGGTCTCCCCAACATCAATACTCCAGATGCTACCGAAGATTATCAGTTCATCAGAGATCCAGATCTCGATGCTTCCAGATACCCCTTCGGTCATCTATTCAAGTTCTCTGGTCTTTCTGGTGGAGTCAAGGTTGTCATCAATCTGCGTCACATCGCAGTTCTGGACAAACCAACACTCAAGCTTTCTGGCGATGTATTCGTCAAACTTCCCAACAAACACGAGGGAAGTGGTGTTCTATTCAACACTGGTGGCGCAGCAGAATCTGCAACATTCAGTCCAGACGATCTTACTGGTCTATTCGACTTTGTTGGATTCGCTGCCACAAGAAGAATCCCCAACTTCAATGGTGGCGGCACCATCAGATTGGATGGTCGAGCATCTTCTGCAGTTGCATTCGCAGGATTCCAAGAGAACACGATTGTTCTTCGCGGTATCTCTGGCGTCAAGTACACACCATCCTATGCTGGAACTGGTGTTATCTCCACATTGTCTGGTGCTGCCGAGGCAGTTACAGCAAGTCCAGACGATCTCATTGGTCTGTTCGACTTTGTTGGAACGGCAACAGAGAAAGCAACAGCAGCATACACTGGTTCTGGTTCACTGTTTGCACTGTCTGGCGCAGTCGAGGCAGTTGCTGTTGCAGAAGAGAAGAGAAATCTTATCAAGGTCAGTGGCAACGCTGGCGAAAGATTCATCCCGAACTTCAATGGTTCTGGTTCTATCTCTGTTCTTTCTGGTGCAGCAGAATCCAGAACAGGAAGTCCAGATCCATTCTTCACTCTGTTCGACTTTACTGGTCGTGGCACAGTCAAGGCAACGGTTGTCGAGTCTGGACTCGCTCGTCTCACTCTGTCTGGAACAACCGAACCAGAGATCCTTACGTTTGCAGAGCAACCATTTGGTACTGCTACGATCCTCGGTCAGGGTGGAGAAAGATTTGTCCCCCATTACAGGGGAAGTGGTCGTATTGCAGCACTGTCTGGAGCAGCAGAATCCTTCACCGCGAATCCTCTGGAGAGACAGCTTCTGTTCTCCATGGGTGGTATTGCTACAGAGGCATTCACCGCAGCACCTGCAGTCGAAGGAACAGAGATCAAACTCTCTGGATCCACATCTCCAGAAATTCGTACATTTGCAGAGCAACCATTCGGGGTTATTCCTGTCAGTGGTGTTGGCGATTATATTCACGTCGATGTATACGGTGGATTCGGTACTCTATTCTCTGGAGGATTCACTTCAGAATCTGTCACATTCAAGATTCCTCCAGTCAGAGAAGGAGACATTCTCTTCCGTGGTTCTGCAGTCGAGGCAGTTGGATTCAATCCACCAGAAGAAACTGCACATCTTCTCCTTTCTGGAGAGGTCGTTATTCCTCTTCGCACATTTGCAGAGCAACCAACCGTTCGTGTTGCTGTCAGCGGTGTTGCAATCGAGAAGAACACCGAAGTATATGTCGGAACTGGTGCTATCTTCTCCAATGGATTCACCTCCGAATCTGTCACCAGAAAACTTCCAGAGTTTACAGCACATCTCAATGTTACTGGTCTCGCAGAAGAGAAAGCAACATTCAGAGAGATCTTCTTTGGTTCCCTCTTCAAGTTCAGAGGATCTGCAGGTCGCGCACTCCTCACGTTTGCAGAGCAACCACAGACTCTATCCAAGATTAGTGGCGTTGCTGCTACCACCAGAGCAAGAGACTTTGTTGGCGAAGGCAACATCGCAACTCTTTCTGGTGCTGCAGAAGCAGTCACCTTCAATCCTCTGGAAAGAGATCTGCTCTTCGATGTTGCTGGCATCGCTGCAGAAAGAAGAACCAATGCATTTGTTGGTACTGGTCAGATCAGAATCTACCCAGAAGCAGCAGACATCAGATTCACCCCCAACTGGAATGTCGAAGGTGTCATTCCTGTCAGTGGTACTGCGGTCGAGCGTGTCGCGAGAGACGAGGTTGTTCAGGTCAACATCGGAACATTCTCTGGTGCAGCAGAGTCTGTTACCTTCAATCCTCTCGAAAAAGACATGCTGTTCTCCATTGGAGGCAGAGCAGCATACAGAACTTCTGTATCGGAAGTCAAACTTGCCGACGCAAGAATCTTCGCAGCAGAAGACAACAACGGAACAACCACCAAGATACACATCGGTTCTGGAACAGCAACTCTATCTGGTGCTGGTCGTATTGTTATTACTCTCTCCTACGTTGGAGACATCAGAATTGGTACATTCTCTGGTGCAGCAGAATCCATTACTGTCAACCCACTGGAGAAGGATCTACTATTCTCCACAGCTGGTATTGCGACTCTACGTTCTACTCGTGCTTACTATGGATCTGGTTCTCTCTTCGCACTCAACGGTGCAGCAGAATCCAGAACTGTTGCTCCACCAGCAGAAGGTCTATACGACATTACTGGCGAAGCGAAGATTGTTATCACAGTCTCCCACATTGGCGACGGCAATCTCTTCAGTTTCGTTACGAGCGA